AAATCCAGATACCACGATCAGGATGCGCTGCTGCGTGGGTTTGTGGGCAACGCTGGCTGCACCGCCAAGGAGATAGCTGTTGAGGTGCTGGACTGGAAATATGAGCAGTACGCGAATGCGCCTAAACGAGCGTTTGATTTGCAGTCGCTTGGCTACCTTGAGACGTTGGACGGCAAGGTGTGCAGGCATACCGGAAAGCAGGCCCATACTTACCGGGTCACCGATAAGGGGATAGCGCATTTGCGGAAGGTCGGCGGCGAGTTGCCGCCGCCAAGAGCTGAGTCTATCGTCAGCGCTGTCGACGGAAAACAGAGATTCTCCGATTTGCGAAACATTTTGGGTCCTCCCTAAGCAATGCGCCATGCGGGTAGAATTACGCTCGATATTTTTGAGTTTTTGGGTGTCTATGGTTCTCAACTGATGTTTGATATTCTTCTATAAATGATTGATTTTATATAACTATTTGATGGATTTTATTATTTAATGGCGGCTGAAGTTGTATCCCAAACAGAATGGTTTAGCTGGTCTTTGAACCAGTTGGCCCGCGAGTTTGGGATAGCCCGCGAGACAGTTCAGGCAAGATTGCGCGCCTGTGATGTGAAGCCAGCAGGTGAGCGCCGCGGCTTCCCGGTTTACCGAGTCAGCGAAGCGGCCAAGGCGATATTGATTCAGCCGCAATCCATCGGCGCGGCAATGAATGACCCGGACAGAATGTCGCCAAAAGAGCGCGCCGACTGGTACAAATCCGAAAACGAGCGCCTGAAATACGAGCGCGATTCCGGCATCGCCGTGGAATCGACCGCTGCACGCGAGCAAATGGCGATCATCGCAAAGACAGGCCTTCAGGTGCTGGAAACATTGCCAGACATTCTAGAGCGCGACTTCGCTATAGACGCCAAAGTGATCTCCAGCGTAGAAGCCAAGATCGACGTGCTGCGCGACCAATGGGCCAACCTGATCGAAGAGGCGCAATTGTGACCGCCGCCGTCCAGATCCGCCGCGACATTGCCAGGATGGTCCGCCCGCCCGAGCGCATCAGCGTCGTCGAGGCCTCGAAGCGCTACGTCAATGTCCGCACGGCAAGCGGCGGCGTCTCGCCTTGGGACCCCGACCTGACGCCCTACATGATCGAGCCGATGAACTGCCTGACCAGCCGCGACTATGACGCAGTCGTCTTCGTGGGCCCGGCGCAATCCGGAAAAACTCAGGGTCTCATCACCAACGCGATGGCCTACATCATCAAGTGCGATCCGTCAGACTTCCTGATCATGCAGACCACAAAGGGCACCGCCCGCGACTTCGACACCCAGGTGATCAAACGCGCCTTCCGCGACTGCCAAGAACTGAAAAAGGAACTGGCCCCCGGCAGCAAATCAGACAACACCTACGACAAGGTCTTCAAGTCCGGATCGATCCTGTTCCAGCGGTGGCCGTCCATCAACGAAATCTCCGGCAAGCCGCTCAAATACGTGCTGATCACCGACTACGACCGGATGACGCAAAACGTCGACGGCGAAGGCTCACCGTTCGCGCTCAGCCGGCAGCGCACCGCCAAATTCCTCAGTCGCGGCATGACCTTGGTCGAAACCTCCCCCGGCTTCGAAATCACCGACCCGGCCCACCGCCCCCACTACGCCCACGAAGCACCGCCCTGCGGCGGATCGCTGGCCCTGTACAACATGGGCGACATGCGCCGATGGTATGTGCAATGCCCTGAGTGCGGCGAATGGTTCATGCCGCCGGCGGATGAAACCGGCCTCGATTTCGTCCACGACCGCGACCTGTTCGGCGTGACTAATACCCAAGCCGCGCAAAATGTCCGCTACCTCTGCACCAAAAACGGCTGCCTGATCGACACGTGCCACAAACGGGCGATGAACAACAGCGGCATCTGGGTTCCGCAAGGACGCCAGGTCGAAAACGGCGTCCTGCAAGGCGAATCTATCAAAAGCCGCGTCGCCTCGTTCTGGTTCCCAGGCTCTTTTGCGGCTTATTCAGACCCAGCCAACCTGATCGAGAAGCTACTTGCGGCGCACCGCGAATACGACATCACAGGCTCCGAGGAAAACCTGAAAACCATCGTCAACGTCAATTTCGGCGCCGCCTACCTGCCCCGCCACCTGGCAGAAATGGAAACCGGCGACGCGCTCAGCAGCCGCGCCGAAGCCTTGCCGCGTTACCACGTCCCCGAGCAGGCCCGCGTCATGCTCGCGACCGTCGACATCCAAAACGGCAGCGCCGGCCGCTTCGTCGTCGAAGTCCATGCGGTCGGCGTCGGCGAAGAGCAATGGATCGTCGACCGCTTCGACATCGCATTTACCGAATCGAACGGCAAAAAGCGCCGCGTCGAACCCGGCGTTTACAAGGAGGACTGGGATCTGCTGGAAGACAAGGTCATCAATGCCAGCTACAAAACCCACGACGGCCGCAAAATGCTGATCCACCTGGTCGGCATCGACACCGGCGGCAACGGCAAGACCACCGATTTCGCCTATCAATTCTACAAACGGATGCGCAAAAAAAGCCTGTCGCACAAAATCAGGCTGCTGAAGGGTGGTTCGAATGACGACAAATCGCCGGTGACCCGCTCATTCGGCAAGGACAGCCAGGGCCGGCAGTTAAAAGACGTGCCGATCTACCTGCTCAACACCAACACCCTCAAGGACAACGTCGACGCCATGCTGCGCCGCTCCCTGCCGGGCGGGCTCTACCTGCACTTTCCGCACTGGCTCGAACCCAGCTACTACGACGAGCTGCGCGCCGAAACGCGCGGCGCAAACGGCAAATGGGAAAAAATCCGCGAGCGTAACGAAGCGCTCGATCTCAACGTCTATTTTCTGGCATTAGGTCGCATGCTTGGACTGAACGACGAGCGCTTCAAATGGGATGCCCCGCCAGCGTGGGCCGCGCCGTTGCCAGACAACGCCAATGTCGTCTCGATCGAGTCGGCCCGCGAAGCGCGCGGCATTGCAGAGCCTACGTCAGAGCCAAGAAAACTTCCTCCCATCAAACGCCCACCCCTGCATGGCAAATTCCGTATTTGATACGATGATCGAAGCGTTGAAAACCGAACTGGACGAGGCGACCGCCAACAAGGTATTGCACCTGCTGGTAAAAACCTGTGGCGGCGAGCGGGTTTACATTCCGGTCAAGGCGGTGGCCCCTCCGCCCGTTATGCCGACCGATACGCCGAAAAGCCTGCAACAAAGGCTTGGCTGTTCTCGCCGAACCAGTTACCGCAAACTCAATCGACATCGAATATAAATTTGTGCCATTTTTGCCTTAATTTGGCACAGTAAAACTGCCATGATAGCCCCATGGCAGACATAGAATACATCGAACCCTCCTCCATCCGCGCCGGCGACACCCTCGCTTGGCGCAAAGTGCTGTTCGGTTACCCGGCAGGGACCTGGACGCTGGTTTATACCCTGATCAATGCCGCCGCCAAGATCACCATCACAGGCGGCGCCGACGGCTCTGAGCACGTGATCGGCGTCGCCGCTGCCACCTCCGGCGCCTACGCCGCCGGCAAATACGACTATGTCGCCCACGTCACCAGCGGAACGGAACGCATCAGCGTCGGCTCGGGCCGCATCGAAGTGCTGCCGAACCTCGCCGCCGCGACCACCTACGACAATCGCAGTCATGCCCGCAAGATGCTCGAAGCGATTGAGGCATTGCTGTCATCCAAAGCCACCGCCGACCAGCTCGACCTGATCGAAACGCAATTCGACACCCGAGTGATGAAACGCGATCCCGGTAAGCTGCTCGCCTTGCGCGACCGCTACCGCGCCGAAGTCGCCAGCGAAGACCGCGCCGAACGGCTGCGTCAAGGTCTCGACACCGGTCGCCGGATTCAAACGAGGCTGGCATGAGCAAGATCATCATGCCAGCCGTCCGCCAATGGCAAACCGCCGAGACCAGCCGGTTTCTCGAAAACTGGCCGACCTCCGGCCGCCCACCCGACATCGACATCCGCTACGGCCTCAGAACGCTACGCGCCCGCGCCCGCCTGGACGCGCAAAACGTCGATCATGTGCGCGGATTTTTGAACATGGTCGTCGCCAATGTCGTCGGCCGCAACGGCGTGGTCCTGCAATCGAAATCCCGCATGACCAACGGCAAGGCCGACAAGAAGCTGCAAGCCTTGGTCGAGGAGCATTGGGACAACTGGAGCCGACGCGGCGTTTGCGATGTGACCGGGCAGTTTTCCTGGTCGATGCTGCAACGGCAGGCGATCCGCACCGCCGCCCGCGACGGCGAGGCGATCTACCGCGTCGCGACCGGCTTCGACAACCCGTATGCGTTCGCCTTGCAGGAGATCGACCCGGAATGCCTGGACATCAATTTCAACCAAAGCCGCGACCGAGGCCGCCCCGAGATCCGCATGGGCGTCGAGTTCGACCAATGGCGCCGCCCGGTTGCCTACTACCTGACCGAAGAGCCTAGCCTTAACAGCGGCTATGCCAGCACAAGCCGGCATGAGCGCGTCCCGGCATCGGAAATCATTCACCTGTTTTTGCCGGAATGGACATGGCAATCGCGCGGCGTGCCGTGGGCATCGACCAGCCTGAGCCGGCTGCACGTGCTGTCTTCCTACGAAGA